CGGCTATACAGGGGGAGGTATCATGGGGTATAGCTGTACCTACAGACCCTGCGGTCTTCACAGTAAGCAGGGTGAACGCCGGTATTTTTGATTCGGCCAGCTATGACTCCACGGGATTTAATCGTGGTTTTATTTCGGTCCTATATGAGATATAGCCCAATCAGGTGTACTAACTGATGGATTGAAAAGCTCATCGTAATAATATTTTTCTCTAAACGAGGTCTCAGCCGAGCTCCACCCGGAGTACATGCGGTTTGAAAAATTACCCATTACGGATTTGTAACACAGGTTCGGCAGCTTTGAAAAATCGTGGTCTCTGTTTAATACGGCATGCCCGAGCTCATGAGTTATAAGCTCTTCTCGAGTTTTTTTGTAGTTCTCGCTGGCTGTGTCAATGAATATTGCATTTTTGTTAGGATCATAAAATGATGTTTCATAATGACCCAAAAAAATGTCTACTTCTACGGTTATAAAATATCCTCTTTTCGCAGCTTCGTTTTCAAATTTTAAAACGTGTGAGCGAACTTCATTAGGGATTAATGCTGGCTCACTGCAGGATAGAGCCACAAAGGCAATTAGCACAAGTAGTAGTTTCATAGTATCTTTAAAATAAATGTTCATAGATATCAACTCATCGGCACTTGTAGTGCATACCAACCGGCTTGAAAAGATGTCCAGGTCTGTGCTGCCCTATGCAATCCGCTCAACCCTAAACAGTGCAGCCTTTGACGTTAAGAAGAACACGATGCCGGAGTCGGCCAAGCGTGAATTTACACAACGCATGCCAAACTTTTTCCGTGCAAATTCAAGCGTGGAAATGGCCATGGGCTACAATATCGACAGCATGCGGGCCACCATTGGGTTTTTAGCCAGGGGGGCCAAATCGGACAAGGCAGTCGCCGAGTTGGAGCAACAGGAGCACGGCGGGGTAATTGGCGGCCGGTCATTCATCCCCATGAACGAAGCCCGAGGCGGTAATTCTAACCGCGGCGTTCGCCCTCAAAACCGCATTACAGGGCTTAAAAATGTGGTAAACGCCAATACCATTGAGGGCAAGACACCTGCCCAAAAGTTCCGCCATGCTGCGGTAAAAGCTGGGGTTGGAGGCTATGTCCTTGGAAATAACGCAAAGCAGACCCTATTCAAGGTGCTTTCAGTGAACGATAACCGTATCAAATTGAGACCATTATTCTCGTATCAAGAACACAGGTCGGTGAGGGTAAAGGGCACTGGGTTTATGGAAAGCGCGATCCTCATCAGTGCGTCCAAAATGAATGATATTTACATAGCCGAGGCGGAAAAACAAATAGAGCGGGTCAAATGAGCTGGATATCGACGATAAATTCGGATGTTATTATCCGCACTGGCGACGGCCGCGAGCATCATCCGAAATGGATGAACCCCGGCAGGGAGAAAGATTACAACGTCACGGAATTTGAATTCCCAGGCTTGGCGGGAACATTGCTGGATAAGCAGGAACCCAAGGGCACAAAACATAGTATCGAGTTACTTTTTGATGGGGATGATCATCTGGATCTCGCGCAGGCATTTTGGGAGTCCGCGGATGACCCAAGGCCGTGGCGGGTTTCACACCCGCTCTATGGGTCTTTGTTCGTGCAGTGCTCCAGCATACGCCAGGACAACACTGGGTACAACATCAGCAAATTTACGTTGTCGATCATGGAGACCATAACCGAGGATGCTCCGCGCGGGACAGAAGATCCCGTAGATAAAATCACTTTCGACAAGGTGACCCTTGATGATACATTCGCGAATTCATTTGCCACCAACGTTGTGGAGCCTAGCCCCACTGATGTCAACGTAATGAGTCAAAATAACTCAAGTCTATATGCGATAGGAAAGAAACGCGTATCAATCACCGATGATGCGGAGGCCTATTTCAATCTGTTCAACACAGCGACGACCGCCATAAATAACGCAACGGCTGATCCGCTGGCTGCGATGCGGGCTATTCAAGCGGTGATCAATTACCCGGCATTATTCCAGCAGTCGGTAGCTTCTCGGCTGGGCTTATTTCAAGAACAGATAAATCTCCTGCGGCTTAATTTGGCGACAATAAAAGAGCCATCTAAAAAGCGAATATTTCAAAGCTATGGTGGTGCTCTCATTTCTTCAATGGCGACTACATCAGCTACGCCTACGGATAGCGACTATCAAAACAGGGACCAGGTATTTTCTGCGATCAGCCAAGTATCTGAGGCATATAATACTTTCCTGCAGGATCTTGACTCGTTACAAACACCCAATGGCGGAGACATTGATAGTTTTATTCCTGATGCGGACTCCATTATAGCCCTTGGAAATTTGATCAACTACACGCTGGCCAATCTATCCAATATAGCTTTGGACAGTAAACAAGAACGAACTATTTACCTTGAATCTGATTCGAACCCTGTACTGTTAGCCCACCGGTTTTATGGGCTTGATCAAGTGGATGCTAACCTGGTCTATTTCATCAACTCAAATAATATTGGATTGAATGAAATGCTTTCCTTAAGGAAGGGGCGAGCCGTTAAATATTACGTATAGCATGGAGTTATATATAAACGATAGGATTCGCGTTAGAAAGCTTTCGTTGTTCACCGAGTTCGCTGTTACTTTGAGATTTGATACTGTTGCATCTGCTTTTTCTTTCAGTGCCTATTTCAATCCGGACAACATAGAACATAAAGAAATGATGTGCATTGGGCATGATCACATCGCAAAAGTAAAGCACAACGGAGAGGATCTAATTACCGGCTATGTGATGAATCAAAAGTTCACTGACGCAGCGGCAAAATCGCTCGTTTCTTTTTCAGGCTATTCTCTGCCTGGGTTCCTTGAGGATTGCCAAATCGATCCATCGTCTTACCCTCTGCAAAATGACGGGCTTAGTCTCCGTGAGATATCGTCCAGAATGCTCAAGCCTTTTGGGTTGAAAATGATTGTTAATGGATCGGTATCTGCTTTGATGGATGAAACATTTGATGAGACCACCGCTGAAGCAACGGAGACGGTTAAGGATTACCTTACAAAATTGGCCGCGCAGAAGGGCATTATCATGACTCACAATGAGGCCGGCGCTGTAATCTTTACGCGCGCAGACACGACCAGGCAGCCAATAATCCACTACCAGAAAGAAGGGGGCACTCCGTTCACAAAGATGGAGCTTGATTTTAACGGTCAGGGGATGCATTCTGATATCACTATAGTCCAGCAGGCCGATGATGAGGGAGACAATGCCGGGGAGGCTTCGACAAAAAACCCATATGTGCCATTTGTTCACCGCCCGCGCGTAATAACTCAGACGTCAGGTACAGACATAGATACAGACAAGGCGGCACGCATGGCCTTGTCAAACGAGTTGAAGAATTTGAAATTGATTATTACTACCGACCGTTGGGAGATTGGAGGAAAGGTTATTAAACCGAACAATATGATAACCGTTGTAAATCCACGTGTATACCTATACAAAAAATCTCGTTGGTTTATCGAACAGGTTGACCTAAGAGGTGACCAGGCCGGCACGACTGCAACACTTACATGCGCTTTACCAGAGGTATACAATAACGAAGCTGTGAAATATTTGTTTAAGGGCATCAACCTACATTGAAATGATACTTTCTAAAGTTATCTCCACAGAGATAGGTAAACTCAGTAGCCGTATAGTAAAGATTTTAGTAAAAGGTAGGAGCGATGTAAGGACAGCTCGCGAGGCGGCCCCGTATGGCATCGATTCAAATCCAATTTCTGGAATGCGCGCCATATACAGTGCCACTGAGGTTGCAGGAAAGGCGGTGATAATTGGGTACCTTAACGATCAGCAGATTGCCGATGCTGGTGAGTTTAGAATTTACTCGACCGATGCTGAGGGCAATTTGAAAATATATACCTGGTTGAAAAACGATGGTACGATTGAGCTCGGTGGGAGTGCAAAAAATCTGGCTAGGTTCCAAGAGTTACAGCAGGGATTCGATCAATTAAAGCAAGATCATAACGATTTGGTTGATGCTTTCAACACGCATATGCACCCCACCGCTGGCACCGGGCCGCCATCAATACCGACACCGGGCACAGGCATTCCGGCGCAGCCCTCTACTGCCAGCATTGACGCTGCCAAAATTGATGAAATCAAGACTTTGTAAAAAAATCGTAGCTTTGGAGTATGGCTATAAAATATTACTCATCCTTTCATCAATACATGGGCACTTGCAAAAGTGTAAAGGACAGAATTGCAGCGATTGAATCAATCATAAGTTCCCTTTACGCAGCGGCTGCCCAGGCGGCTGAAGGAGAGGCCATAACCCAATACTCGCTTAATGATGGGCAGACTATCATCAGCTCAACGCCCAAGAGCGCAAAGGGTGTGGCCGATTCGATTACGGCCTGGGAGGTTTTATTAAATCGAGAAAAACAGAAACTCACCGGGCGAATTACCAGATTAGTGGACGGAAAGAATTTAACAGGATATGGTTGCTAAGAAGAAACAGCAAGCGGTTGCCAAAGTTCGGCCGGCAATTTTCGATGTACCGGAAACAAAAAAAGTTTCTGCGCCCGTACGCCGCCCGCGCATGGCCGCATCCAGTCAATACTCTGGATATTCGAATATTCTGTTTACGCATAGCTATAACGGAGAAAAGAACTTGGGCGAGGTAGGCCCCCCCAGATCATACTCCCTTGATTATAACATTCTGCGCATGCGATCATGGCAGTCTCTACTTGAAAGCGAGATTGCCCAGATCATTATCAAACGATCTATCACCTGGGTTATAGGTAAGGGATTAAAGCTGCAGGCAGAACCCAACCGACTCGTGTTGCAATCAGAAGGCATAACGCTTGACACGAATGCTTTTAGTGAGCTGGTGGAGGCCAGGTTCTCCATGTGGGCAAGATCAACAGAATCAGACTATGCCCGAATGAAAAGCCTTGGGCGCCAAACACAGGAGGCCTATAAAAACGCTATCGTGGGTGGTGATGTGTTGGTGATTTTGAGGTACCAAAATAAACGGGCTACTGTTCAGCTGGTAGATGGTCAGCACGTGCAAAACCCGCCGTCGATGTGGGGTACTGACATGTATGCACCGCCACTGCCCAACGGCAACCGGGTAGTGCATGGTGTTGAGATATCTCCCACGGGGGAGCACGTTGCCTACCACGTCCGTAAGCCTGGGATAACGTTAGATACTGAGCGTGTGTCCGCAAAAAGTGACGGCACCGGTCTGGTAATGGCACGGTTGATCTATGGAAATGAGTACCGTCTGGACAATACCCGCGGGCTGCCGCTGGTATCGGCTGTGCTCGAGACTGCCAAAAAAATGGAGCGATACAAAGAGGCAACAGTGGGCAGTGCTGAAGAGCGCGCCAAGATTGCTTACACCATTGAACACGAGGAAGGGTCCGATGAATCGAATCCATTGACTCGCCAGATGGCCGTTGCTGCAGGCTATGATCCAAATAACGATCTGCCTAAGACGGCAGACGGAGAAGTTTTGGCGAATCGCATAGCGGTCAGCACCAATAAGCAGGTATTTAACATGGGCATGAAGCAATCGCTGAAAGCCCTTGAGTCTAAAAACGAGCTTTATTTCAAAGATTTTTTTATGGTCAATACCGAGATGCTTTGCGCAAGCGTAGAGCTTCCACCTGATGTTGGCCTTTCGAAATACAATTCCAACTTTTCAGCCAGCCGGGCAGCTATCAAGGACTGGGAACATACCCTGATGGTTAAGCGGTCGAACTTCTCAGAACAATTCAACCAGTTCATCTATGAATTCTGGCTGGCTATTGAGGTTCTGCAATTCAAGATCCAGGCACCTGGTTTCTTGCCCGCGTTTTTTGACAACAATTTTATGGCCCTATCGGCCTACTTCAATGCCAGATGGGTAGGCGCCAATGTGCCGCACATCGACCCGCTGAAGGAGGTACAGGCCGAGCGGCTGAAACTCGGCCCGGCCGGGGCGGCTCTGCCACTCACTACCGGAGAGGCCGCTACGGAAGCCCTTAACGGCGGTGAATCTGATGCGAATGTTGAACAGTTTGCGGATGAGATCAAGCGTGCAAAGACCTTGGGAATAGAGGCTGCACCGGCGCCAGAAACCTCAAAAAAACCCATCGGCGGTTCCGAATAGTGAAAAAAATTCCCCAAAATTTGCATTAGTGGGGAAAAATTGGAACATTCGCAACCATAATGGCTAAGGATATCCTTCTATTCGGCTACATATCGCAATACAATGCGATGTTCTTCTTTGATCAGATCAACGAAGCTACGGAGGATAATCCAGACGAGGAACTGCATATTCGGGTAAATACCGTTGGCGGCGAACCGGAGTTCATGCAGTCGATCATGCAGAAGTTTCAAGAGATTCAGGCCCAGGCCATATTCAAAGGCGGCCCCGCACTGCATTCTGCCGGATTCTTCGCAATGTGCTATTTGCCTGCAGATCGGATAGAGGTTCTTGACGTTACGCAAGCGCTTTTGCACCGCGCTGCATATCCTGACTGGATAGAAAGTGCATCCGGTTTTGCAGGTAGCCCCTTAGAGGTTACGATGATCAAGACAAACAAGGATCTTGAAAAGGCCATGCGTGCCAGGATTGACGTTGATGCGCTTGAAGCTTTGCCGCAGCTGAAGGAGAAAAATATCAAACTGAAAGATATTTTTTCTCAGGATGGTAGAGTTGAGGTA